TAACTGCAATAATATTAGATGCTAATGGTAAGTATTGGTTTTTTCAAGACCTGCAATTAACTGCTACAGGTGAGGGATCAGGTACAGCCAGAGCTGATGGTAGTAAATATTCCGTTACACTTTTAGCTGAAGCAGATCATTTGGCGTGGGAAATTACTCAAGGTGCTGTAACATCAGTTATTTAATAACCTTAACACCCTAATAATTAAAGCTCTGCATATTGTAGAGCTTTTTTTTTAAACATTTTTTGACCTTAGTATAATATAGTTATATGATATACATTAAAAAAGATGAGGTCAATCAAATAATCCTTACCCTAACTGAGGTAAGTACACTGCCTAATCCTTATTATTTATTTGTTTTTCAGAATGAAATGGACAAGCTGTCTGCACCTATTACATTCTACACTGCTGATCTATCAGCTTATCCTGAACGATTCAATCAGTTTGAGCTAGATGAGCCTGTAGATTTGGAATTAGTCAAAGGACAGTATACATATAGTATCTATGAGTCATCTATCACACCTCCAACTATTGCTAACTCTACAGGGGTTGTGATTGAAGAGGGCAGGATGGTAGTATCAGGACCAATAGTATCATCAATTTATGAGTAATTATGGCATTAAAAGATTTTTTTAAAACAGTAAAGCATGAAATAGTAGAGGGATATCAATCATTCTCTACTCCATTCCTTAAGGTAGGAGGTGCTAACTTGACTCTTCCCTATGTAAATGGTAGGAATCAGACTAATGGATATATACCATTTGGGCAGGATAACCTATTCCCAGAACTACTCAATCAGATATTCTATTCTAGTCCATTACATGGCTCTATTGTAGGGTATAAAGTGAATGCAGCTGTAGGAGGTGGATTTAATATAGTAGCAGATAGACTTACTCCACAGGATAAGCTAGAGCTATATACATTAGAGAGAAAATTAAACATAAAAAAAGCAGTACCTGCTGTAACTCAGCAACTGATTCTACACAATAGAGTTTATTTCAAGCTGTGCTTTGATGATAAGATGAAGCTAACTAAGATTGTCAATCTATCACCTGAGAAACTTAGAATAAACTTAGACCGTAAGAGATACTATATCTGTGATGATTGGTCATCTAGGATTGGAGTACAGGAGATTAGAAGATATACTCCTACCTCTAGAGATTATGAGCAACTATTTGTTTATGAGGTAGATAGCATAGGTCAAGATTTCTATCCACTCCCTTCCTATAGCTCAGCACTTAACTTTGCATTTTTGAGTGGCGAGCTTTCATATTTTGCTAAAAGCAATATCCAAAATTCAGTATTCCCTAGCTTTGCTATGATGTTTCCTAAAAGACCTCAGTCTGAGGAGGAGAAAAACATGATAAGAAGTACCATTGATAGATTGAAAGGTGCTGCTAATGCAGGTAAAGCTGTGGCATTCTTTGCTAACTCACAAGACCAACTGCCAAAGATTGAATCACTACCTACCAATGGCAATGATAAACTATTCCAAGAAGCATCACAACTAAATACTGAGCAGATATGTTTCTCTCACACTATAGATCCTATACTTATGGGAATCAGAACTACAGGTTCACTAGGTAATGGCTCAGATATTAAGCAGGCTTACATCATATTTGAGAAAAATGTAGTAATGCCATTGAGAGAGATGGTATCTGATATCTTTAATGAGTTGCTATTCATAGCTAAGATAGATGCAGATTTCACTATCAATAACTATCAGATAATTAACGAGGCAATAGTAGAACTTGAAGGAGATACCTCTAAGACTAATGATGCACTTAATAGTCTATCACCATTGGTAGCTACTAAAGTACTTGAGACTATGACAGAGAATGAGATTAGAGCCTTAGCATCTTTGCCTCCTGTACCAGGTGGAGATAAGAGCAAAACACAAATTGCACAAACACCTATACTATAATGCTATACTTTATAACAGAAACATATCTAAAGAATAACACACCCATCACAGCTAATGTAGATGTCAATAATGTTACTCCTTACCTAGCTACTCAAGCTCAGCTGAGAATCATGCCTATCTTAGGTACTACATTCTATAATGACTTACTTACTAAGTACAATGCTCAGACTTTAGATCCTGATGAAGAGACATTAGTAACATTCATACAACCAATTATAGCATGGAGAGCTGCAGAAGATGCTGTGTTTGGTCTATCTCTACAGCTAAAGAACAAAGGTCTACAAACTCAATTCGGAGATAACTCAGCATCTGTAGATAGAGGGACTATAGCATTCAGTATGGAACACTATGCACAAAAGGCTGCGTTCTTTGAGCAGAGATTGATTAGATACTTACTAAAAAACAGAGCTTTATATCCAATATTCACAGGTACTACTAACAGAGATACTGACCTTAGACCTATGATAGATGGATGTGGATGTCTATCTAATGGATTGCTAGAATGTACAGGATTGTGTGGTAACAATAGCAATGGTTACAATAATTCAATCCTAATACTATGAAACATTCAGGAGTCTTATCTATAATAGTATTCAGTTTAGGATACTTAACAGGCATATCATTACTATTTGAGCCTGCTCTATATCTTAAGCTAATGGGAGGTAGTATAATAGGCTATCTTACTTTTATTTTAGCATTACAAATAGAGGGAAGGGAATGAAAGCACAACTATCACTATTACTAATATCAATACAATCACAACTTTTGACTCTTATCTCCATATGCTTTGCATTCTTTTTACCAATAAGTGGGATACTGCTAATGATTGGAGTATTAATATGCATTGATACTATTACAGGGATTTGGAAAGCTAAGAAGTTAGGGGAGAAAATAACTAGCAGAAAGCTCTCATCTATAATCAGCAAGCTAGCACTCTATGAAGTTACTGTGATTATGTTCTTTTTAATAGACAAATTCATACTCAATGATATCATCCTCACCTTTTTTAGTGTACCATTTATGCTCACTAAAATTGTAGCATTAGTATTATCTAGTATAGAGGTGATGTCAATTAATGAGAATTATAAGATAGTCAAAGGCATAGACCTATGGCAGTCAATGAAGTTATTATTTGCAAGAGCAAAGGATATTAAGGAGGACCTAAACAAATTGAAATGACTAGATGGGAACTTACCTCTAAATATGGTACAGCTAATGTAACAGGTGCAGGGTACTTAGTAAAGATTAAGCTACCTTATCCAATGAGAATAGCTTGGGACTTAGACAGCTCTGTAAATTCTATGATGTGCCATAAGTTAGTAGCTGATAATTTTACAGCTGTATTCAATGAGCTTCTATCTACCTATGGATACGATAAGATTAAGGAGTTAGGGATTGATTTATTCGGTGGATGCTTCAACTATAGAAAGATGAGGGGAGGTACAGCACTATCCATGCATTCATGGGGGATAGCAATAGACTTAGATCCTGCTAGAAATCTACTCAAAGAATCATCGAAAACTGCAAGATTTGCAAGACCTGATTATAAACCAATGATAGATATTTTCTACAAGCATGGGTTTATATCTTTAGGTAGAGAAAAGAACTATGATTGGATGCACTTTGAAATAAAAGAATGATGAGATACTTAGCCATAATAATACTACTCAGCAGCTGCTCTGCACAATACCATCTTAATAAAGCAATTAAGAAAGGCTATACCTGTGAAGAGACAGGAGATACTATCAGAATCACTACACTAGATTCTATCCCTGTAATCATTCATGATAGCATAGTTTGGGAGAAGTTTATAACTACTAAGGATACTATCATTAAGTATAAATCAGTCTATGTCCCTAAGACAAAAATAGAATTGAAGCGAGAATATAAACTTAAAATAAAAACTATCTACAAAGATCGTATTGTAGAGAAAGCACAGGCTAAAGCCACAAGACCTAGAACTAGAGGCAATCTTAACCTGTTATTTGTAGGGGTAGGCATAGGCTTACTGCTATCTTATCTCTTTAAATTTGCGAGAGAGAAGTATTTGTTCTAAGTTTACACCACTTATGGTAAGAAAAAGACTGTTTTACGACATTGAGACATCATTCAATGTTTCTGTCTGCTGGAGGGCAGGCTATAACCTAACTATTAATCCAGGTGATATCATTCATGAGAGAGCTATTATCTGCATCTGCTATAAATGGGAGCATGAGGATGATGTACAGTTCCTTACATGGGATAAAAAGCAATCTGATAAGGCAATGATTAAAGCATTCCTCAAAGTTATGGCTCAAGCTGATGAAATTGTGGCTCATAATGGGGATAGATTTGACCTCAAATGGTTACGCACAAGAGCTTTATTGCATGGTCTTGATGTTATCCCCTCACCTAAGACTATAGATACTCTTAAATGGGCTAAAAGATACTTTAATTTTAACTCTAATAAATTAGATTACATAGCAAAATATCTTGGAGTAGGTCAAAAGATGGATACAGGAGGACTTGACCTGTGGAAAGATATAGTTTTTAAGAAAGATCAGCAGGCTATGAATAAGATGGTAGAATATTGTAAGATGGATGTCACTGTACTAGAAGCTGTATTCAATAAACTCAATTCCTACACTACTCCATCTACTCACTATGCTGTAGTGGATGGAGATGAGAAGTACTGCTGTCCTGAATGTAATAACTATAATGTGAGGTATAATAAAAAGGTAGTTACTGCAGGAGGCACTATCCATCATTGGATGAGATGTGATGATTGCAAAAAATATTATAAAATAAATAATAAAAGTTACTTAGATTTTTTGAAATTCAAATATAAACATTAACTTAGCACTTGTTTCCATGTTAAAAGAAAGCAGCTGTAAGCTCCCCAGCACGCAGCTGCTTTTTTTTTGTCACATATATTAGCTAGAATTGTGACAGATAGCTATTATTAGCTAATATGTTAGACATTTAACGCTAAATATAGTTTGCAAAAACCACCATTATTGTCAAATATGCTTTACATAATAGGCAAAATTCCGATTATAACATGATAATCTAAAGTATTGGTTTAGATTATGTCCCGTTTTTTAAGTAATAAATTGGACTTTTTAAGGCTATAACCTTAATAATAGCAAAGTTTTTAAGGTTTTAACCTGATGGTATTTCTGCTAAGTGGTTGCAGTCGCAATTTGAGACCTCACTATTAAGTAAAAATCACCATCGTTAAGTGTTTTTCACCTAAACAAGGGTACAATTTGCCCCTATCCTTATTTAGAATGAATATAAATTACACTTTTTTATTGCAGTTATAAAACTTTATACTATCTTTGGCGTATAGTTATCAACAATTAAAAACTTTTACACATGAAAACATTTAATCAAATCTTAGATTACTTAGAAGTACAACAGCAGGAGGATAAACTAAACACAAATCAACTGCATTTAATTATTCAGACCTTAACTACTTTTTTAAACAAAGAGCAGTTGCAAGAAATTGAGAATTTATTTAACCAATTTAAAAAATAATACAATGAAAAGACTAATTAATTACTTTACTCCTGTAGGAGCTGAACAGAAAGCCTGTGCTATAGCTATGCTTATTGTAACATCTGTAACATTATCAATCTTATTTTTATTCACCTTTTTAGAACTTATATTATGAACTTTATTAAACTAACTAAATTTGACAACAAGTATTGGTCTAATTGGTCCTATAATAATGACACTATATTTATCAACGGTACAATAGAACCATTTACATATTGGGCTGAGTATAAAGATGAAGAGACTGAGGAGGTATCTATGCTTATTCTAAGTGAGTCAGAAATTAACCTACTAAAATCTAAGATATGAATAATAACATGATTACACTTTTTCAGCAATTAGATTGGTGGCAGAGACAAGATAGAGGTAGCTTTAATTTAGAACTTTATCTGCAAATCTGCAGAGCTAAACTACTCAGAGATGATAAATGAGTTCACACACCTAGCTATTATAGTACAAAATGAAATAGCTAATGGTGATTATACTCACCAAAAATACCTACAATTCAGAGAGTGGTACTTTCAGAACTATGATGGCAGTAAGAGAAATGCTTTCAGAGATTTCAAGATGTTTGATTTAATGTATGGCTTAGATGTGCCAATTAAAAATGATAGCAATGAAGATGTATAAAGTAGTATTCAAGACCTTTGATTATTGGAATGGTCCTATTAAGTTAGTGACTAGAATTATAGAGGCATATGATGCTGATCATGTTAAGCAGCTTATACAAAAGAATGATGATCTAATAATGCTAATTGAAGAGATATGAATGATATCATAAGAGAAAGGTATCCATTTGAGCCTACTAAGAAGATAGCAGATGACTTAGGATTATCAGAAGGATCAGTGTATAATAGAGCTTATGCTATGGGTATTAAGAAAGATCCTGTTTATCTTCGGTCTACTCAATATCCTCCAGGATATCTAGGTGGCAAAGCTACTCAATTTCAAAAAGGTAGTGTACCTGCTAACAAAGGACAAAAAATGTCCAAAGATGTGTATGAGAAAGTAGAAAAGACTATGTTTAAGAAAGGTAATAAGCCTATGAATACTCAGCCTATAGGTACTATCCATCAAAGGAAAGATACAGGAGGTAAGATGTATCTATATATTAAGCTAGCAGATTCAAAGTGGCAGCTTCTCAATAGATATACTTGGGAACAGCATAATGGACCAATACCTAAGGGAATGGTGGTAGTGTATAAGGATGGTAATTATCTGAATAATGATATTAACAATCTGCTAATGATAACTAAGAAAGAAAACATGGCTAGAAATACCATACAAAGATTACCTAAAGAGCTTCAACAGGTAATGAGATTAAAATGTAAACTAATAAAAAAAATAAATAACAATGGCACAAAACAAACTAAGTGATTTAAGAGATCACATCTTCATGGCACTTGAAAGACTAAGTGATGAGACATTAACAACAGACCAGGTGAATGTAGAGGTGGATAAAGCTAAGGCTATCTCTCAGCTCGCAGGTACTCTAATCCAATCTGCTAAAGTAGAGATAGATTTCATTAATGCTACAGGAGTATTAGAGTCACAATCAGATCTATTTAAGTCAGTAACACAAACTAAGTTATTATGAAACAAACAGCAGTAGAATGGTTAAGACAAGAGTTGTTAAAACGAGATATGGACATTTCAATTAAAGATTTATTTGACCAAGCCAAAGAAATGGAGAAGGAGCAGATAATTGAGGCTTATTGTAATGGAGATGATAATATATCCGCAAAACAATACTACAATGAAACCTTTAAATCAGAATAAGATGACAGAACTAAAATTTTTAAAAGAACAAATCACAAAGTATCAACTAGCTACTAACTCTAGAAATAGATCCTATGTATATAAGAGATACTATGTAATGTACAGGCTGAACAAGTGTAAGCTCTCACTTAGTGAAATAGGTAGGCTTATGAATAGACATCATGCTACTGTTATTCATGGTATTAGAATGCACAGGAGATGGACCAGGATGAAAGATAAAGTGTATTTACATGAGATAGATCCATTAATACAATCTTCTGATAATCTAGATTATGAGGATAAGTACAAAGTATCAGCTGTAGAGAGGTTTAATTACATAAATGTAAGGATACAGATGCCTTGGGATTATGATAAGGTCAATAAATTCAAAGAATATATGACAGCTAAAGAACTAGCAGAAATAATTTAAGCTCTTCGGAGCTTTTTTTGTGCTGTATAATTCCCTTACTGATATTGACTTGTAGAGAATTAGAACGAAAGTACAATTCAAACCCCTATACTCTATATATTATATATTTTTATTTACAATATATTTTTAATAAAAAAAAAGTTTATTTTCATTTTGGGGGGTGAACAGTTTTTACAAAAAAAAAGTGTTTTTTCGTTCTAATCTTCTACAACCCAATAACAATAGGAGTTAAGACAGCACAAATAATAGCACAAAACAGCACAAATAATTTATTTTTGCACTTTAGTATCAATTATAAATTAAATTATTACATTTGCAAACAACATAATCGCCATGATAAAAAAAATTAGAGAGTATAAATCCCTGCAATTCCACCTGGCGGTTGTGTTAAGCAGGGACTCTCACTTTTTATTTATACTATGAAAGTAACTTTTTACAAATCAATTAAGGATGTATCACCTTATCAGAATAAGGATGTAGGATTCTATCTAGATAGGATTAAGAATGGCAAGTCTGAGCAGTTATGTAAGGACCTTAGATTCTCTACTGATAAAGAGGAAAAGAAATCTATTAAGATGCAGCTGCCTGTTGTTACCTTTGGAGGTGATTTCAGTAAGAGGAATAATGCATCTTTAAGAAAGGCATCAGGATTACTGACTTTAGATTTTGATGAGGTGCAGGATATCCCTGCTCTGATTGTAGAACTCAAAGCTCACAAATCTATCTTTGCCTGTTGGACATCACCATCAGGCAATGGAGTGAAAGCTCTAGTCAAAATACCAATAGTACAGGATGATAAAGAATACAAAGAATATTTTAAGCAGATATCTGCAGTATTCAATGGAGTAGATGAATCAGGGAAAGATATTGCAAGAGCTTGCTTTGAGTCTTATGATCCTGATATCTATGTTAATTTAGATGCTGAGAATTTTATAATTGACTATGATGTTATCCCATTTGAGACTAATGAAGTGGGTAGTATTACTAACATTAAGGTCCTAGATACTGATGAGATAGCTAATAAGCTAATGACTTGGTTTAAAAAGAAGTATAACAGTCAGAACAGGAACAGCTCACTGTATAAATTAGCAGCAGCTTTCAATGACTTTGGAGTGGATAAAAATACCTGTCAAGATTATCTTAAAGGATTTGAGCAGAAAGATTTTGGATCTGTAGAGATACTAGCTCTGATAAATTCAGCATACAAAAAGACTGCTAACTTTAATACCAAACAATTTGAGGATAAGGAGAAAAAAGATAAGCTGATTAACTTTGTTCTAAGTGGCAAGTCTGATGCTGTCATCTTAGAGGAGTTTAAAGAGTACAATAAAGAGAATATAGAGTCAGAGATTCAGACTATTAAGGAGGTAATTAAAGTAGATGAGTTTTGGAAGTATGATTTTAAAGGTGATGTATTGATAATACCATACCGATTCAAGCTATTCCTAGAGAATCTACAGTACTACAAGTACTATCCTGTAGCTAACACTAAGACCTTTGTCTTTATTACTAAGAATGAGAACTTTATTAATCATGTCTCTGAGTTTCAGATTAAAGATAGAGTGATGGAGTACCTGGTCCAATCAAATCGGATACCTGTATTTGATGCTGTAGCTGAGAAGTCTAAGCTATTTACTCCTCAATACCTCAGCATGATAGATACTGCTAATGTAGAGATGGAGAGGGATGGTATTGACTATGGTATGATTTACTATAAGAATGCAGCTGTCAAAGTATTTGCTAAGCACCATGAGATATATGAATACTCAGAGCTAAAAGGATATGTTTGGGGTAATCAGATAATAGAAAGAGATTTAATAGATGCTGATCACCATGAGTCAATGTTTAGGAGCTTCATTTGGTTTATCTCAGGGCAGGAGGTAGAAAGATATGATACTATGAAAAGCGTAATAGGCTATATGCTACATTCTTATAAGACTTCAGCTAATAACAAAGCAATTATTCTTAATGATGAAACTATCTCAGACAATCCTAATGGAGGGAGTGGTAAGGGGATTCTGATTAATGCTATTGGATACATGAAAAAAGTATCTGCTATAGATGGTAAGAGCTTTGACTCAAATAAATCATTTCCTTATCAGACTGTCTCTTCTGATTGTCAGGTGCTGGCATTTGATGATGTAAGAAAGAATTTTAACTTTGAGAGCTTATTTAGTATAATTACTGAGGGACTTACTATTGAATACAAAGGTAGAGATGCAATTAAACTACCTGTAAAAGATTCACCAAAGGTGCTTATCTCTACTAATTATACTATCAAAGCAGATGGTGGCTCTTTCAAGCGTAGAATGTTTGAGGTGGAGTTGAGTAGTTACTTTGGTACACAGCATACTCCTTATGATGAGTTTGGTGCTATGCTGTTTGAGGATTGGGATGAGCAGGAATGGGCAAGGTTTGACCATTACATGATTAACTGCCTAAACTATTACTTAGAGAATGGTCTAGTAGAGTCTGAGGCTAAGAATTTAGAGCTGAGGAAGTTTATTAATGAGACATCTCAAGATTTTATTGAATGGGTAGATAATAAGAATCTAGGATTTGACCAAAGATTGAATAAGGTATCCATGTTTGAGAACTTTACTGCAGAATACACTGACCAAAAGAAGTACCTGACTAATAGAACATTCAATAAATGGTGTAAGAAGTATGCAGAATACAATGGTAAGGAGTATATTGATGGATCTAGCAATGGAGCTAGATGGTTTGAGATTAAATCACAAAGAGATCCTGATATTTGGGATACGGTAAATTATAATTGATATGACAAAAGAAAACAAAACACTACTCAAAGCACTAGAGATTAACTATCTCACACTTAAGCATCCTACCATGCCATACATTACGGCATCTGATTGGAATGATAACTCTGCCAATGCTCTGACTAAATGTATCATTCACTTTCTAACCTACTCAGGCTTTCAAGCTGAGAGGATTAATACAATGGGTGTGTATAGAGAGGGTAAGAAGATACAGGTAGGTGAGAATACTAGGCAACTGAAAGGCACTTATACTCCTAGCACAGGTACAAAAGGATCAGCTGATATATCTGCTACCATTAGAGGTAGGTCAGTTAAGATAGAGGTGAAGTATGGTAAGGACAAGCAGTCGGAAGTTCAGAAGAGGTATCAGGAATCAGTAGAAGCTGCAGGGGGTACATACTTTATTGCTAGAAATTTTGATGAATTTATGATATTTTATTTAAAATTCCTTGCAGATATAAAATAATTGATTATCTTTGTTGAAATAATTTAAATCTATATTATGGAAACAAAAACAAAAGCTGTAACACCAGCACCTGTACTAACACTGCACCAAAAGCTACACAAAGCTAAGCAGTCAATCGGCAAAGTAGCTAAGAATGCTACCAATCCCCACTTTAAAAAGTCTTACAGTGATATCAATGCAATCACTGAAGCAGTAGAGCCTATTCTATTAGAGAATGGTCTACTATTATTACAGCCTATTCAAGGCAATAGTGTATGTACTCAGATTATTTGCATAGATTCTAATGAGTCTATAGAGTCATGTATGGAACTACCTGCAGGACTTAATCCTCAGCAAGTAGGATCTGCAGTTACTTACTTTCGTAGGTACTGCTTGTCTAGTCTTTTGTGCCTGCAATCTTTAGATGATGATGCAAATCTAGCTAGTGTACCTGTTAAGGCAGCTAAGCCTGCAATCACTACTCAAAGATTTGAGGAGGCACTAGTGGCTATTCAGAATGGTAAGTATACTATTCCTCAGCTTAAGGAGGCATTTGAGTTAACTGATTTACAAACTAAGGCATTACTATTGTTATGAAGTGGCATCCATCATCACTAGGAAAACTAATGACAGCATCTCGGAGTAAATCTGAGGTGCTATCTGAAACAACTAAGAGCTATATTAGAGGTGTAGCTAAGCAGGACTTTTATGGCTATAATGTAGAGCTGAATAACAAGTATATTAATAAAGGTAATATGCAGGAGAATGACTCCATTGCTCTATTCAATACTGTACACTTTACTAACTACTCTAAGAACACTGAGAGGTTGAATAATGAATGGTTGACAGGAGAGGCTGATATAGTACTAGATGACCAAATCATAGACATCAAGACATCTTGGTCATTAGAAACGT